CAGAAGTTCCGCTTGTTCCAGACGAACCGCTAGTGCCAGAAGATCCTGCGGATCCTGAACTGCCAGTTGCGCCAGAAGTTCCGCTTGTTCCAGACGAACCGCTAGTGCCAGAAGATCCTGCGGATCCTGAACTGCCAGTTGCGCCAGAAGTTCCGCTTGTTCCAGACGAACCGCTAGTGCCAGAAGATCCTGCGGATCCCGAACTGCCAGTTGCACCAGAAGTTCCGCTTGTTCCTGAAGAACCTGAAGTTCCAGATGAACCAGAAGTACCGTTAGCTCCGCTTATTTCATCAATAGAAATAGCAGAATTAGGTTTTAAATTTATATCAATATTATTTTGACAACTTTGTACATTTACATCAATTGAAGCCATAATATTTTATAAATGTGTTACGTCAGCTAAAACATTTAAACGAAATTCAAAAAGAGTTCTATCTTTTATATCTGGCGCATAAAAATGAATATCGCCATATAAATTAATAGGCGGAAAATTTTTTGTAATACTAGCAGGAATAGTAAAAGATACTGCACCGCTATATGGTGCAGCATATTCGATTGTTGGCACAAATTGATACAGCAAATCGCCATCTGGGTGAGGACGAATTTGTCCGGTGCAACTTAAATTCGAAAAATCATCAGTAGCCGAAGATAAGTTGATGGTTTGTGTACAAAGGTAATCCCCTCTTATAACAGATAATTGCGTTGCCACATATACAATTACACTTCTTTAAAAACAAAAGAAATATAAATTATAATTCACCTAATATTTTTAATGTCTTCTTATGTAAAGGATTATTTGGATCAAGTTTGACTGATGGACTTTCGGTAGTCATAGAAATAGTCCCACGACCAACCGCCTTGAATTCGCGCAACAACTTATCTTTTAATTCTTTTCTTGATCCGCTCGCAAATATACCAACTCGCTCACAAAGTTTTTGCATGTCAAGCGCAGTCATCTCGCTTAATTTTTCTTGAAAAACTTCTAAATTATAAGTTCCAAAAGGATTAACTTTCTTAATACCAAGAATTTCTTCTAATTCTTTTACTTTCTTAATATCAGGATCTTCATTAACTTTACCGTCTGTTAAATTTAAATTATCTAATTCACTCGGTTTCTTCTTGGATTTAGCCATATATTAATTATACAAAATAAAACATCAATTTAAAAAATAAAAAAAGCGCCACCCTTTCGGATGACGCCTTTTTGCGTTATATTATAATTACATGATAAGACCGACGAGAGCGCGGTTATCAAGAACCATACGACCCTCTTCGAGACCACCGTAGTAACCAATCTTGCCCTGACGAAGAGTATATTGATCGTCAGCAACGAGAGTGAATTCAGAACCTGTATCAGAATCAACAGCAACAGCGCGAATCAAGGAATCGCGGCTTCTATCAAGACCGATAAGAATTTCTTCAGTAGATCCATCAAATGCACCTGCAGCGCCACCGCCATGACCAGCGTACTCAGTAGCACCAGCAACTGTATCAAAGATAGTATTGAACTTTTTACCAACACCGAGTTCAAGAATTTCCATGATGCTGACACCATAGAATTCAGGAAGACCAGCTTGGCTGAAGATTTGATCGCGAATAGCGTCTGTCGCAACAACAGGAGCATTAGCGGCTGTTTGACTATTAGCTGTACCCAACTTAGCTGGAGCAGCTGTGTTGATTGGGTTATAAGCCATAGCGCGAATTTCTTCTACAACTTCAGGTGAAACGATAAGATCAGTAAGACCTCTACGAGCACCAGAAGGAGTGCCACCAACGAATGAAGCGTTAATACGCTTAATCTTAGTGAACAATTTATTTAAGTCTTCTAATACGAATCTGTTAGCACCAGCTGTACGGAAAACGTGATAGTTATTAGCAGCAGTAGAACTATTGCCAGTTGAAGCCTGAGCAAGAGCAGTCATGAGAAGGTTAGCAGAAGTTCTTTCTTGCTTAAGCATAACTTCTTGAGCTACGCGAGTGAAAGATTTGCTGACAACATCCAAACGGCTCTTAGCAGCATACTTTTTGTCGAAAGCGACAGCGCTATCGAGCTTGTATGTAGCCAACTTGAGTTCAGAAGCTAATGGTTGAACGATGTTTTGAGGAAGACCACCGGCAACAGTTTGGCTGTAAACCTTGATGTAATCTTCGTCAAAAATATCATAGTAAAGATCCAAAGGAATGGAAGGATTATCTTCAGCATTAAATTGGAGGCTTGTGAAAAGATTAGAAACTGTTGGAGCGTTGTTGATAACTTCAGCTAAAACTGGGCCAATAAACTCAGCCAAAGCGACTTGAGCTTCATAAGCGGTTTCACGATTACGTGAAGCCATAGCCTTAACTAATTCAACCTGCTCATCTGTTCTTTTTAAAACGATTTTCATGTTATTAGATTTTTAAATTAAATTAGAGGGTTGATGGATTGACACAATCGATTTGAACGAGAGCGTACTTAGCACCAGCAGTACCGGTGCCAGCATAATAATCGCTCTTGCCATTTTGAGAGACTCTTGAACCAGTGGCCAAGACTCTGCCAATGATAGTATAAGCAGAAGCTAAGTTGCCAGTTGAAGCGATCTGTGTAGAAGCTAAACCTGTAACCTTACCAGCAGTTGTTGAAATCAACAAATGAGAGTTAGGAGCCATATTAGCATCAACCCAATCGATTGCTGTATCAGCAAGAGTGAAGATACCACGGGTAGCAACAGGTACAGCCTGTCCAGAAAGAACAGCTTGGAGTTCTTGTCTCTTGACAGGATTATACAACAATTTCTCACCATTTTCATCGTTCTGGAGAGTTTGATTGAGCGTAATACCAAGAACTGGAGCACCAGTGGTAGCCGCAGTGAAAGTAAGAGGAACAGAAGGATACTGAGCAGCGCCAAGGAATGGATAATCAGTATTTCCGAGATAAGAGTTAGCAGCATAAGTAATTGGATCTTGATCCAAATTACCGGCTGAAACCTTGACGAAAACACCAGCTGAACCGTTACCATTTGTTGATGGGGCGGAATCAGCAGTGTCGCTAGCAAATAGATTAATTACATCGTATTCGCTATACTGTCTAAATGGATATAGTCTTAATGCCATATATTTTAGTATTTAATTGTTATATTGTCTTTCGAAAAAGCTTTTGAAAGTCTTTCTTTCCAAGAAACAGTGGCTTCGGTAACTTCAATAGATTGAGCAGGAACAGCAGGTGTTTCAACTTTAGCATTTGCAAGAGCTGTTTCTACTTCAACTGTTGCAGCAGTATTTGAAACTGTTGTTTCAGTAGCGGTAGGTTGAACCGCTGGCAATCTCTTAGCTAATTCAGCTTCTAATCTCTCTTGGAAAATTTTCTCCTGTTCAGCTTTAAAAGCCTTGCTCTTATGCTTAAAGAGAACAGCGACTTTGTCTTTATAAGAAGCAAAAGACTCTTCGGAACTTTCTAAACCATTAAGTTCTTTTGCTAAAATAGCTCTATCAGAATCATCAAATTCATATTCTTGATCTAGAATTGACATTCTTGTATTAAAAAGATCTTGTGAAGCTTGAGCTTTAACAGCAGTCTCGATTTCTGTTAACTTGGCAACAGCTTGATCTAAATCAGTACGAAGTTTTTCAGCATCAGCAACAGCTTTTGCCTTCTCTTCTTCGGCGGCAGCTAATTGAGCCTTAAATTCGTTGTTTTTGTTTTTGATGCTTTCAGCGATCTGCGCTGAAATGCTAGCGACGGCTTCTTCACTGAATTTTGCAGTGTCTTGCTTTTCTGCAAGAACCGTCTTTAATGCGGATATAATTTGTTCTAGATCCATAATTTTTGTTTTATTAGTAATTACAGTATTATCGTTATTATGTGAAAATTTTTTATTAATTAAATCTAATACATCAGAAGAATTGACCTCAATCGATTCTGGTTTTTCGTTTTCTTCAGGCGTTTTAACGCTTGATGCTCCGTCATCAATAATCACGCCTTGAACATCAGCCGCAGGATTCGTTGTAAATCCAATACCCAATGGATAAATTCTTCCTGTTACTAAACGGTAAACAGGAGTACCATCATTTAATTTACCGGGACCATCAAAACCTTTTAGATATTTCTTAAACTCATTGATATGTTCTTTTTTGCTGATGATTTCAGCATCTTTTAAATCTAAGCTTCCAACAGCAATGAGATAATCGTTAAATCCAATTTCCCAACTTGCGCTAATTCTTTGATATAAATTTGATTCTGGATCGTTTGAACTTTCTAATGCGTCCGCAAAGTCTCTATCAATCGTTCTATAAACAACAGCTGCTAAAGCTATATTAAAAGGATTTAAACTTCCCTTTACATCTTCTTCAAACAATAATTTATTATCATCGAAAGAAGAAAACGCAGAATTAACAATATGACCAACTACTCTTTGTTTCTTGTGCTCAATATTAGTTGGTTTATGAATAAAATATTTTTTAAAAGCAATCGCAGTATTTGTATCAATGCCATCTCCATTCTTATTAAATTTATTAACAACAGCCGCATTAAATGCAGCACCAACCAAATCAATATTTTTATCTAAATTGACAGAAGATGGAATTAATGATTTGAGAGGCTCTAATGAAGCGACAGACAAAAGAGCGTTGTTTTCAAAATTTAATGATGCTGTAACAATATTCTCAAATTTTGTTTTATAAAGAAACATAAATAATATATATATTTACACAGAATATTTTGTACTGTGATATAGCAAACTGGCAGAATAAGTATCTAACTGATGTTCTGCTGCAAGTTCTTGTATTGAATTTAAAATACCTAATTTATCTAAAACAGAAGGATCATTAACAACTTGGCTTGCTAATTCGCTCCATTTATTATTTTCAGCACCAATAATAATTGCTTCGCTAATACCAGCAGCTATTTTCTTTTGATCGCTAGATAAAGATTTCTTTGAATATTTTTTCTTTAATGCTACTTCTACTAAAGCGTTTAAATTTTTTGTTTCACTCATTGTTTTAGCAATAGCTTCTTTAGCAAATACAGAAGCTTTTGCGCCAATTGGTCTACCTCTTTCGTTAGGAGTAGATGTTTTCTTTATTGGTGCGGCTGAAGGAATATTAGGAATAGGCGGTGGTATCATTGGAACACCACCAACAATCGGATTATAATAACCCTGTTCTCTTTGTTGAACAAATTTTTCTTGAGCGGCAACTAATTCTTCAGGGGTTGGATAAATACCCGTTTCAATAACTCTAAGACCTTCTTCAGGAGGTAGAATGCCAAGTTCCATCATTCTCGTAACAACACGATTAAATTGAGTTTCATCCTTAATTGAAACTTCTTCGAACTTTGCCTGTGGGCATTTACCTTTAAATCCTAGATTTCTAAAAATTAAATCAAGTTGCGGCTGCAAGAAATCATTAAGAAATGCATTTCTCGCTTCTTTTAGTCTTTCAAAAAATACTTGAGCTTTAACTGTTGTATTTGCAAATTTTTCAGAACCAATTAAAATATTTTGCAAACCTTCTTTAATATCTTCATTAACAATTTTATATTTTTCATATCCTAATACTTTATTCATATCAGGAATCAAGAATTCTGCTTTAGTTGTGTAATCTGCGACAAGTACGCGACCAACAGATTGATTGCGTAAAAGATTTTGCATTGCTTGAATATTTTTATGATTAATTCCGCCCTTAGATGGTTCATTGCCCATCGTAATTAATAGAATAACATTCTCAATTGTGCGACAAATAGCTTGATCAATCTTTTTCATT